TACAACTTTGACTCTTACAAGTGCGGCTGCTTTTCCAAGCTCTGGCACAATACAAATAGGTAGTGAGCTAATAACATACTCTGGTAAATCTAGTAATGATTTAACAGGACTATCAAGAGGTGCAAGCGGCACTACTGCTGCGTCTCACTCTAATGGTGCAACAGTTACAAACGCATCAGACTTTAGTGGGTGGGGCATAGCCATACCTGCAGATCAAGCAACGCTAGAACCAGGGCTTTGGTCACTGGATAATTTTGGTGAGGTGTTGGTTGCAACTATTGCTAACGGTGAGACATTTACATGGAATGCTGGGGTAACCACGCCAACTTCAAACAGAGCATCAAAGTCCACTACTAACTTCTTAACGAGTAACAATCCTACAGCATCAAGACTTACGCTTATATCTCCAACAACCAGACACCTGATACACTTTGGTACAGAAACAACCATAGGAACAGCAAGCACACAAGACGACATGTTTATACGTTTTTCCGTGCAAGAAGATATAAATACATTTACACCTACATCAACAAACACTGCAGGCACATTGAGATTACAAGACGGTACAAAGATAGTTGGAGCACTAAAAGCAAAAGAGAGTATTTTAGTATTTACAGATAACGCTTTGTACACAATGAAATACATTGGTTCTCCTTTCTATTTTGGTGTTGAACAAGTGGGCACAAACTGTGGTTTGGTGGGTCGTAATGCTGTCGTTGAAGTTGATGGTATTGCATATTGGATGAGTTCAAAGGGTTTCTTGTATTATGATGGTACGGTAAAAACATTACCTTGTGCTGTTGAAGATGAAGTGTTTGATAATTTTGACACAACAAAAGGTCAACAAGTTGCAGCAGGACTTAACAATTTGTTTTCTGAAATAAGTTGGTGGTACCCTGCTAACAGTGATTTTAATAATAAAGCTGTTTCGTATAATTATGCAGAGTCTGCACCAATTCCTGGTGGTGTGTGGGCGCTGTCAACAGAGGCAAGAACTTCTTGGATGGATGCAAAGGTATACGAAAAACCATACGCCACAAAGTTTGACACAACCGGCACAGGTAGTTTTCCTACAATATTAGGAGAGAGTGGTTTGGGACAGACTAAATACTTTCAACATGAAATAGGAACAGACCAAGTTAATGAAGACGGCACTGTCACAACAATAGCCTCTAATATAAAATCGTACGACTATGATTTACAAGATCAAGGTGGAGGTGGTAATAAGTTTGTATCTGTGAGTCGTTTCATACCTGATTTTAAAAACTTAGACGGTAATGCAAATGTAACTCTATCTGTAAAAAGATTTCCGTCACAAACAGAAACATCATCAACCAATAGTCCTTTTACAATTACCTCGTCCACAACTAAAAAAGACACAAGAGCAAGAGGTAGATATGTAAGTGTAAAAATAGAAAACACAGCCGTTAATGAGTCTTGGAGATACGGCACTTTGATGTTAGATGTAAAACCAGATGGAGGTCGATAATGTCAAGAATAGTTGTTAGATTACCAGAACCCAAAGAGGATTATGAAGTTAGCACACAAAGACAAATTAACAGAGCTGTGTCTGGTGTGGTGGAACAATTAAATACAAGCTATCAACAAGTTTTAAAAGATGAACAAGAGCAGGAGGCTTTCTTTTTTTCATAATGTCCAATAATTTTAGAAACTCAAAAGTAGATCTTACAACAACTGACAATACAGTTTTATACACTGTGCCGGCTGAAAGCACAGCTATTGTAAAGTCTATACTTGTATCCAATGACGATGCTAGTAATGCATGTGAAATAACTGTAACATTGTTAAACACTGGTAATACCGTATTTAGTTTGTTTAAACAGAAAGACATATCTGCTAAAACAACTGTAGAACTATTGACCAACCCTTTGGTCATGAATGAAGATGAAGAGTTAAAAGTACAAGCTGAAAATGCAAACGACTTGCACGTTATCTGCTCGTATTTAGAAATAAAAAGAGAGTTTCAGTAAGGAGGAACTATGGCATTTGAAGAACCAGGATCGGTAGCATACTTATACGAGGGCGATAAGAAGATAGCTCAAATAAAGGTTGATACTACTGTGGTATTAAAAAACTTAAAAACAGGCAAAGAATATGACTCTGACGCCGAGGGCGACGCTGATGTAGACGACCCAAATACGGACACGAAGAGGGAAGATATATCAAGAAGTGTCTATATAAAGGTGGCTAAAATGCCTGCTGTGGGCGCAGAATCGTAGTTGCAATTTATGCGAAAAGACAGTAAATTCAGTAAAAGCCTTATTTCAAGCCTAGGCGCCTTGCATCATCATAATACAGGAATATAAAAAATGTCATTTGTAGACGATCTTAAAAGAGCAGTTGTACCTAGAGAAATAAGCGATTTCACCAGAGATGTTGAGGATTTTGTACGTCCAGTCACAGATCCAGTAAGATCGTTTGTAGCAAAAGCTGTTCCTAGAGAACTTAAACCAGTTTTACCTTTTATAGCTTCATCTATGGTGCCCCTACCTGGTTTTATGAATTTTACTGGTGGTCAGTTTCTTGGTGGCTTTGGTCTTGATGCACTTACACAAAAATTAATGACAGACCCAGAGGATGAGGACACAGATATAGACTACTTAAGCGCGCTCATGTCAGGTGTGGCTAGATCCACAGCTGCAGCTGCAAGAAAAGACACTACAGCACAAAGATTTGCTGACCCAGCAGAATATGGTGTGCAGGCAACTCCAACTGATGTTGTACAAAATGTTGAGTTTGCTGATCCGGCATACACTTCTGACGCAATCTTTACTGCAGACCCAAACGCCGCTGCACAGTTTACCAAACCAACACCAGAAGGCATTGGTCAAAAATATTTTGGCCAACCAGCAACTGGACCATCATTACAACAACAAGGTCTTGAAGGTTTTACTTCAAACACGCTGGTGCCAGGTAGTGGAGCAGGGGGATCATTAACGTTTGGTGACAGAGCAGCTAATGTAGGTAGATCTACATTACAAACAGTACAACCCTTTGTTGATCCAAAAGCTGCTTTTTCAGATGTAAACACTCTTGGTGATTTAGTTACAGCGTCAAGTCAAGTTGCGGCTGGAGCAGCAGCAACAAAAATACCTTCCGGTATAAAAGCTGCAAAAGAGGCTGAAGAAGCATATCAAGATTATTTAAATCAATTAGATGAAAGAGCACGTGCGTCAGGTGAGGCTTTTGAAGAAGAGAGAAAACAAGCATACCTTGGAACATTTAGAAGAAGAGGCATTGATGTAGACACAACTCTTAGAGTGATGCAAGAAAATGGCATAAACGTAACAAGAGAAGAGATTGAAGAAAGCAGAGCAACAGCTGCAAGAGGGGGCCGTATTGGTTTTGACATGGGTGGGATGAGCTACAAAGATGTTGAAGAGCGTTATGCTGAGGGATTAACGGAGAAGGAATATATAAGGTTTATTGAACTATCACCTGCTGAAAGAAGAGAAGAAATGACAAGAGCAGGTGTGTTAAGGGACGATATGGCAAGAGGTGGTCGTGTTGGCTTTGCAGAGGGCACGCAAGTAGAAAACATGACTATTGGTGATTTTGTAAAAGCCGAAGAAGCAAGAACAAAGTTTCTTGATCAGATACAAAGAAAGATGCAAGCGCAAGAGTTTAACATGAGACAGAATCAACCATCAGGTATAGGTAGAGCTTTGAATATGATGAACCCTTTTGATAAAGACCCGATGAGAGAGCAACCAATTATGGACATGAAAACAAGATATATGGACATGATGTTTGACATGAGAAAGAAAAGTATGGAAGACGCTACAAAACTTAGAGAAGAAATGCTTAGAGAAGAAATGCGTAAGAAAAATAGAAAAGATGATTTTAATAATATTGTAGATATGCTTGACGATAGATTTTCAGAAAACAGACAACAAAGAAAAACAGCAAGCAAGGGCGGACGCATGACGCCAGAGGGTGACCCAATATCACCAGACGTGCCAAAAGGCATGCAGATGGACTTACGTAATGGTGGTTTTATACCTCTTGGCACTAAACCAAGAGCCGACGATGTGCCAGCCATGGTAGGCAAAAATGAGTTCGTGTTGAATGATCGTGCGGTA